TAAATCCATCAGCTTCAAATAATACCTCATTTTTTCCTAGTTTGTCAAGGATAGAGTTTTCGATATCTTGAGGAGTGTCCTTACACTGAACATTAAAGTCAGCATAATAACCATTATATCGAATTTGTACTCGGAAGTTTTTCATAGGTAATTTCTTACTTTATAATCGAAATGAGGCCGTTTTGAGGCGGCCTCATCTCTAATTTATTGATTACGCACCTGGTGATCCGAAGATACCACGCCAGTCAGACCAGCCGAAGCTGTATCTTTCTCTAGCTTTGTATCTAACGTTGCCAGTATCAAAATCGCCTTCCATAGCAGTTTTGATTGGTGCTCTAACAAAGTGTTTTAGTCCATTTGGTACGTCTGTTTTAATGAACCATGCGTCAGTATCTGTTAGATAATGATTAACCACATAACCTTGTGGAATCATGCCCATATTTTTATGAGCATTGATGTCATTATCCGCTGTACCAACTCTACCTTGAGATTTCATCAATCTTTCAGCAGTAAATTGTAGCGCAGAAGGAACAATCATTTTCATTCCTTTAGCTGCAATTTTTAAACCTCGTTCATCAGTTAGCGCAGCAATGTCAACCAGTGCTTGCTCCAATGAAGTTTCGTTTAAGTCTGCTGCAGTAGTTAGTTCGTTTTGTTCTGTACCAGACACGATAGTGTGGTCAGTAGCTAAAAGCTCCTTACTGTCACCACCTGTGTAAGATGAATTAAACGCTCTATTCAACACGTTAGCTGCTTTAACTTGTTTCGCGTTAGCCATAGATCTAGCTAATGCTTTTGTATAACGAGATGAAATTCTGTCATACAAGTTGTCCTCAACCGCTTCTTCAGTGATTGCGAACGCTAAAGCAATTGTTTCATGCGTATAACGAGCAGTGAAGGTTTCGTTAGCGCTATCAAATGTAACACCAGCTCCTTCTGCTTTTACTTGAGCATTTGCAAATCCAGATAACATAACTTCTTCTTCAAAAGCTCTGTCTGAATTTTCTTGATCAAATATTTCAGCATGTTCGTTAGCATAGTTTTTGTACTCCAGGCCAAATAAGGCATTTAAACCTGGCTCTAGTTCTTTGACTAGTTGTGATCGTGATATTGCCATAATTTATCCTCCTTATACTCCTGTTGTAGTTGTGTAGAAATGTTCGATGATAATAACTTTCCAGTTAACGTTAGCGGCTGTTAAATCGCTATTGTCTGGATCATCTGACAAATTCACAACCCGTAAATTAGCGGCTGTCGTCGCTAATGTAGAGTCTCCTAGTTCAGTTTTAGAAATGTAGTTCGGCGAAGAACCTGCCGCTACTACAATATCAGCATTATTTCCAATGTCTCCTTGAGCGGAGGCACCAGTATTGTCTGATTGTACTTCATATAACTGAAAAGGATCATCTGTGACAAAGCCTTTAATATCCGTTGCAGAATTACTTGCTTTTAAGTTATTCGCAAAGGTAGGCTTGTTAGTAGTTGCGTCAGTAAAGAAAACGCCTTGCAATGAACCAATCATTAACGCACTGCTTTGGTTTGCTGCACCAACTGCGATACCAGCACCGGACGCTGAAACAACGTCGTTTTGGTAAAGAGCGGATGCGCAAGCTGCAATTTCGTATTCTGTAGTTCCTGCTGCTTCTCTATTGCTGCCCAACTTGCCGATTGGTCTTAGACCAAATGCGGCATCTTTGTTTGCCATAGTTTTTCTCCTTAGTTAATAAAATTTCGTTGGGTAAGAATCGCTAATAAATTAGTCTTTCTTAGTACCACCGAAGGTTACACGAGTCTGCCTCTCAGCATTGATTGGCATACTTGGGTGCTGATCCTTCATGAGATCGCTTTCAATCGCTTCGTCTTTGTCCTGAGTTATTTTTCTAAAATACTCATCGCGCGCTTTAACGAGCTCGTCTGGTATCCTTGACAGCAAAAGGCCGCCAACTCCGATGATCCCCTTGTATTTGCCCTCGTTCACAGTTGGATATTCAGATCCAGGATATTCATCAGCTCTTACAAGCTCGTATCCTGATCTTAATTTACCGGCCATGTTCTTCGTATCATCAAAGCCCATAGTTTCGGCTCTTATCCATCTATGATGAAATCCTGCGGGCGCAGGGGGTGCATCTAAAGATGATGGTGGAGTCCATGTAGTTCTACGTTTTGTTTGTTCTCTACTCTGGCTCGCACGGGAAGTTTTTATTTTTTCGTTGGTCATATGCTTATGCCTCCTTCGTGATTCTTAGTTGTTTCGCATATTCTTCAAGTGGCACACCTAATTTTTTAGCAATTGCTACTTGAGACGATGTGAGTCTCACTGTTTTGCGACCTGGTTTTACACTTCGCGTAGCGGATGCTACTGTTTGTGTTGGTTTAGTCGATTCCTGAGACTTAGTATTAACAAATTTATGCGGGAAGTCAAGACGCATTCGTTTATCAACTTCAGCATAATATTCATCGGATTTAGGGTCAAACCCTTCCTCCTCGGTTAGTTTCTTGTGCAAATCAAAAGCCGTATAGGTCATGGCGCTATCTTTTCCGAACCATTCATTATTTTCCGCCCATGCTTCTGCTTTAGGGTCTACGGGTTGAGGTGCAATCGCCTGATCTAAAGAGGGAGTTTTTACTTCTCTTTCTTTAGCTCGTGACTGTTGCTCTTTTAGAGCATTTAATCGCGCTTCTTCAATACCGAGTTGAGCAATAGATTTTTGTGCTTCAACTTCAGCATTAATATCGTTTGCTTCTCTTGCCGTGTGAAGTTTGGCTTTAGCCGCATCAATTCCAGATATAACTCTACTTTCAAGTGCCTTAACATAATCAGGCTCTAGTCTTGAAAATCGAGTTCTTAACTGAGAATGCTCAGCTTGAACGCCTTTGGCATAATCTAAAGCGGCCTCCCTTTGTCTTTCCGCTTCACGCCATTTCTTGGTCAGCTTTGCAATTCTTTTTTTAACGCCTTCACTATAGGCCTCTAGTTCTTGTTTCTTTTCTTCTGGTTTCTCTTCTTCTTTTTTCTCTTCTTCTTTTTTCTCTTCTACTTCTTCCTTCTTTGGTTCCGAGTCTTTACTGTCCGAATCATCTCGAACATCCAGCTGCTCACTAGATTTCTCAGGTGTGTCAGCGGGCTTAGCACTGTCTTTAATAGCTTCATTTTCTAACTCCTTTTCTTTGTCTTCTGGCAATTCAATATCTACACCCGGTCCGGATGTATCGATATCAATTGTTTTTTCTTCTTTTGGCATAGTTCCTCCTATGATTAATTATGATGAAGTATTGATTCAGGATTTTTAATAACTCCTAAAACTTCGTCATCATTCAAGATGCGTACTTCACCCCCTTCGATCGCTAGCCTCGATCCCGCATAACGGGCAAAGATTATCCAATCTCCGGTCTTGCACCACGGACCTGTTGGAAATTTATCATGGTCGTGATAAGCCAACGGCCCCATTTTAAGCACATAACCACAATTAGTAGCGATGCGTAGTTTTTCTAGAGACTCCTGTGCAATAAGAATCCCGCCTTTAGTTTTTTCTCGAGGTGTAAAAGGCAACACCAATAGTCTCCAGCCACTAGGAGTGGGGAGTTGAGATTTTTGAATATTGTCTGGATTTAAAGGTTCTTTTTCTTCTAATTTGTATTTTTCCTGCAAAGCATTTCTATGCTTTGGGACTTCCTTTTCCAAGGTCAATGACGTTTCCTTCATCTTGTTTTTGCTCCTTCTCTTTTAGCAGGTTAGAGATTTCCTGAAGCATGTACTGATAAGTACGTGCCTGTCCCAACATATATTGATATTTTTCCATATTGTCAATACCACCACTGATCATGGTGTCTCCAATACGTTGAAGATTATCTCTCATGAGTTTTTGTAGTCTTGCAACGATCGCTAAGGGATCCATTAAACTATATCTTTATAATATTTCACGTAGCTTGGATTAGAAAGTTTTTTGCCATCTATTTCGGCTTTTATAAATTTTCCAATATATTTTTCAGGTTTTGGAAGTGTTATTTCTCCCAACTTATAACTAGTTTTTAATCGTGGCTTTTCTTTCTGTTTTTTAGACACGGTTATGCTTTTCCGCCTTTTTTATAGACGTTACTAGCTACTTTTTTACCCTTTTGATAAAGTCCACGCATAGGTCTAGTAAGCATACCACCAAGTTGTTTACCCACTCTTCCACCTGCAGCTAACATTTTTCTTTTCCAAGGTTTATAGTCGTTTCTCATTTTTCCTCCTTATTTTTTATTAGATTTTCCATTACGGAAAATTTGTGTACCCTTTATACCAAAAACGCTGGCAACTACAAGTATCCAAAGATTGGTAAACCATTTTGGCAAATTCGAAAAATGCTCAAAAAAGATGTTTATCTTGACCATTGCCTGCGGATCGTCTGTCCAGACTGCCCATGCGAGCACTATGATGGGCAACGTTAATATCCCCAAAACGATTTCGTCCTTCCAGTCATTTTGCCGAGCTTCTAAAAGTTTGCCCTGGTAAGTTTCCTCTCCTCGGGCCATACGTTCTGCATGCAGCAATTGTGCATCCGACATGGCTATTTTTGTCCTCTGACGGTTAGCATATATCTTGCCTCCCGCCTGAAGCGCCATTTTTGCTAATCCAAACCACATATTAACTCCAAGTTACAGGTTTTTGGGGTCTTGCTTTTCCAACAGCACCTGATTTAACAGGATTTGTGTCTTTTACTACTTTTTCGGTCTTCACAGGTTTATTATTTCTCTGTACATCCGGAGTAGCGACTGTTTTTGCTTTTAAATAGTTCCAAGCCATTTTTCCTCCTATAGTTTTTTAGCCAATTTAGGAAATCCTTGTATCAGACCCCCTTTATTAGCTGATTTTCTTCCTTCAACGCCTGTTATAACACCTTTATTCCGAGAAGCATAGAAAACACTCTCTCCTTTATCGGAACCATACTGTTTTTTCATTGCAGACATGATTTTTTGACCTTTATCGGTTAGAGGCACCGTTTCCTCCTCTTGGTTTCATTCGTGCAAGGCGTTCTCTAGCTTCATTAGCCATTCGTTGTTTCTCTAAAGACGTTTCTGCTCGTAATTCAGCTAAGTCTTCGTTCTGATCCAACTTTTCTTCAACGTTTTCTTGATTCATCATTGCCCGCATACGGTCTAAATTAAGTTTTTGTTCCGCTTCTCTACGTTTTTTCTCGTTATCGATGGCTCTGATGTCAAGTTCTCTTGATCTTAGCTTCGCAATGGGATCATGATCAAATTGTGATGTCATTTGCTTTTCTTCCTTCATAAATTCTTCCATCATTTCAGCAATTAAAACTGCTTTTCTTGCTTCAATCTTCTGTTGCAGTTGCATCGCCTGTTGTTGCATTTGTGGATTTTGTTGTGCCTGTTGTTGCATTTGCATCAACTGAGGCAGCTCGTCTCTAAATTCTATTTCTATTTGTTCTTGCGCCATTAAACTAATGTGCTCCAGGCAGTTCTTTTCAATGGCCGCTCCGACCATCGGTGCATTTCGAATCATATTGGTTGCCAAGAAACTTAAGTGCGCGGTAATGTGCGCTCTATGGTCCTGACCGGGAAACGCTTGGAAAGGCAGACTCCCCAAAGCATCAATGTGCTCGAGCGCCGGATCTTTCGGCACCGGTCTCGGCGGTTTTTTTAAAATTAAGTCAATGTCTTTGACACCCAAGGCTTCGTACATGTTCCGATAGACTTCGTACTGGTTATGAAGCTGCGGATTGGACGACGCCAATTGCAGTTCCGTTTGCGCGAGGGAGATACGCTGAGTTTGACTGAAAATATTAGGATCTGCAACTGGCATAATATCTACTCGGTCATCGAAATCCGCTTGCATAATTTGCCTTTGGCCTCCGATCACGTCGTATGGGTATACGGGTGGTAGATAAAGTTTGAATACTCTTGCGAGCAACATGAATTCTCTTTTCATGGCTGCATAAATTCTTTTATGTATGGCCGACATGGTTCGTGAGCCTCGTTCCAACAAAGCTACGGTCGTGCCCACTGCTGCTTGTTGATTCCCATCACCTACTTGCAGGTCCGCTATAGAAGCGAATCGTTGTCCTGCTTGAACCACGACCCCCATTAACTGTAATAACGTTGCTGACGGTTCCTTGAAGGGAAGCGTCATGAATGCATCTCTTAAATTTCCTCCAGGCGCATCGACATCCCTGAATTCTCCAGGCTGAAGTGATTGCGCTTCATCTCTCATCTTGATGCCGCGCATTTTAAATCCTGCCGGCAAATTGGATAGTGTTCCTGCATCCAAGAGCTGTCGTAAGGCCGCCGTTGCCGTTCTCGACAAACCGCCGATCATATGAATTAGACCGAAGCCATAAAAGCCCAAGCCCGGTAAAAATTTAAAGG